ATGTTATACCAAAGACCTTTTCGTGCCATTTTTCCAGATTTTGTTTTATGATATTTATTTGACATTTATTGCCTCCTTACATTTTTCACATCTATGTTTAAATTTTGGATGTTCATCGCAAAAACCTTTTGCAGCAAATGCGTTTTCAGGTGCAATAGGTGTTTCTAAACATCTACAAAACTTACCATAGAATTTTTCTATTAATTTTTTAATCATTCTCTATCTTCATTTGGGATTGAATAATTTTAGCTTTGTTTCTTTTTACTTGAGAGTTTCTTAAATACTCTTCTGTTTTTTTCTTACCAGCGGAAGGCTTAACGGATTTAATTACAGGTGAAGTTTTTTTACTTTTACCTAATAAACCATATCCTCTTCTTGCTGCGCCAAACATTATTTTTTTACTTTGCCACCTTTTTTCATAAAGCCCATTTTATTTCGAACTTTAGTAGGAAGTTTTCCTAAAGATTTTTTCTTATCTGCAGGAACTTCTTTTAACATTCCACCTTTAGCTTTAGCTACTCTTGGATTTGTTGTTTGTTTGTTATATCTTGGATTTGCCATAATATTCTCCTTATTTATTTTTTGTTCATATTTATCACATCTGTAGCCTTAAGTCCATATATGGCTGCAACTACTGAAACCCAAAGGCCCACTATCCACCAGGGCATCTCTTGTAATTTTTGAAAGTATAAATCAATCTTTTCTTGCATTTTTTCATCTTCTGCAAATACAGAATATGCTAACAAAAACAGTGGGGAAGAAATTGTTAAAAGTACAAATTCGTCCTTCCAGTCGTTTTTTTGATTTTCTGCAATTTTACCAGAAAACTCAATTTCTCCACGTTTCATTTTTTCAATGTGAAGTAATTTAGCTTCTGACATAGCAACGTCAGCTGCTTTTTTGTTTTTGTATATTTCAAGTCCAGATTTTAGACCTTGACCCAACAAACCCCAAGGAATCATACTAATACCAAGTTGCTTTTTGTTTTCTAGCCTTGCCAGTACCTTTAACAGTTGTCTTATCACCAGTTGCAATGTAATTTTTGCCTCTGATGCTAGTTTCACTTCTTGGATCTACGATTAGATTTTCAGAAGGCACTTTAACTGCTTTAGATTTTTTATAGTTCATCATGTTAACCTCGTTTTTTACTTTTACCAGCTTCTGAAAGAGCAATTGCAATAGCCTGTTTAGGGTTTTTTACAATTTTTCCTGACTTACCGCTGTGTAGTTTGCCAGATTTAAATTCCTTCATAACCTTCTTAACCTTTTTTTGTGACTTTGTCATCTTTTTCATTATTTTCCTCCTCTATTTCTCATTGAATTTGACATTTGTTGTTTAACAATTGAAGTTTCAGCTCTTAATTCAGCTAAATCTTCGTTTTGATCCATCTTATCTTCGGCAATTTCTCTACTTTGAACTAATTTTGCTCTTTCAAGTTCTGCTTTTTTCTCCATTTCCTCTTTTTTACGTTCATTTTCCATTGCTCGTAAGTCAACTTCTCTTGATTTTAATTTTAATAGAGGATCAGAGTCAAATTGTGATGTAATTTTGTTTTCTTCCTTCATAAATTCTTCAGTCATCTCTGAAATCAACACTGCTTTTCTAGCTTCTATCTGTTGAGTGATCTGTTGAAGCTGTTGTTGAATTTGTGGATTCATTTGTGCTTGTTGTTGCATCATCATCATTTGTTGGAATTGTTCATTAAACTCTAATTGAACTTGTTCTTGAGCCATTATTGAGATGTGCTCTAAAATATTTTTTTGTATTGCAGCCATTACCATTGGATTATTTCTAACCATATTAGTTGACATAAAGTTTAAGTGAGCTGTGATGTGTGCTCTGTGATCTTGACCAGGAAATGCTTGGAAAGGTTTGCCACCTAACGCATCAATGTGTTCTAAAGATGGATCTTTAGGCATTGGTGGAGCAGGCGGTGGTAAAATTTGATCAACATTTTTTACACCGATTGCAGTATACATATCTCTATACACAGCATACAAATTATGTAGTTGTGGATTAGATGTAGCTAACTGTAATTCAGTTTGAGCAAGAGTTATTCTTTGAGACATTGAAAAAATATTAGGGTCAGCAACTGGAATGATATCAACTCTATCATCAAAGTCAGCTTGTTTAATTTCTTTTGCACCACCAACTACGTCATAAGGATAAACTGGTGGTAAATAAGTTTTAATAATTTTAGCAAGTAATTTAAATTCTTTTTTTAATGCACCATATAATCTTTTATGTATTGCAGACATAACTTTTGATCCTCTTTCAAGAAGAGCAATAGTTGTACCTACAGCAGCATTTTGATTTCCATCTCCAACTTGCATTTCAGTAATTGATGCAAACCTCTGCCCAGCTTGAACTACAATTCCCATTAGCGCTAACAAAGTTTGAGATGGTTCTTTATAAGGTAAAGGGTAGAAAGCATCTCTCAACGATCCACCAGGTGCATCGACGTCTTTAAACTCACCAGGTTGAATCGGAGCTGCTTCATCTCTAACCCTTACTCCTCTTTGTTTAAACCCTGCAGGTAAATTAGATAATGTACCAGCATCTAATAATTGACGGAGAGCAGTCGTTGCCGTCCTGCTCAATCCGCCAATCATGTGAATTAATCCAAAACCATAAAATCCTAGTCCTGGCAGAAATTTAAAGTGGACAAAATATTGGATCTTATTTTTCTTTGGATCATTGGGCGCATAGTTCCTTCTTATCGAAAGAACTTTAGTACTACCTTCTTCGATTGTAACGATGTAAGGTAGCTTGATTCCAGTCGGTTCCCCGTCTGGACCAATATCTTCAAAACCTTCTAGATCTAAATTAATGTGACACTCCAGTAATGTATAGACATCATCTGGCTTGCCAGTTTTTTTAGTTCCTTCAAGTTCTCTCTCCTTTTCAGTAACTTTATCTTCTATTACTGCTGGTGGAGATAATTCTATGTCAGAATAAAATCCTGCGACTTGTTGTTTTCTCAAATCGTTTTCAGAAATTTTAATTGTATGAATGACTGATTCCGCATCGTCTAATGAGGTAGCCGTATACGGAACAATCAAATCATCCGCTGGAATAAACTTTGATACAGCTCGTCCCAGTAAATCGTCATAATAAACTTTTTTAAATGAAGAACCTGCTAGGGGTAAATGAAATAACATTTGATCAAACTCTGGTTCATATTCTTGCATCTGATCCATAATTTGATAGTTCATGAAATCTTTTACACGTTGTGCTTGTTGTTCTTTTTGTGGAGTGATTGCTCCTACGATTTGAGTTCTAACAGGACCATCGCTTGGTAATAATTCTTTGTAAGCCATTGCTTGAAACTGTGTAACAGCTTCAGCTAGTACAGGGTGCGTGGCACCTGATGCACCTTGGAAAGGTTCTGTTCTGTTTTCATATTTAAATCCTAAAAGATCTAAACCTTCCATGTAAGATTGTTCCCAATCTTTTCTGGACATTTTATAGTCCATATAATTTTCTTTTAAAACACTTCCTAGTGGATCTAAAACATCTTCAGGTAAGATGTCTGCTAAATTGTCAAAATGAGATTCGGTTCCAGGTACATTAACTGCACTTGGATCAAAATTAATTGTTGCTCCACCATCTTCTTCTGGTGTGACTTCTACGGGACCTTTTTCTGTAACTTCCTCTTGAACTTGTACTTCTTCTCCTGCGCCTGGGACCTCTAATTCAGTACGAATTTCATTTGGGAGTGATTTATCGATATCTGCCATTTAAACTCCTAATATTGTTTACCATATTTTTTAAGAGAAGCCAAGCCTTGATAGTTAGGACCTCTTTTAGGTGGTGTTGTTCTTGTTAAACTAGCCAGGCCTCCTGAAGCATAAGATCCTGCACTCATAATTTGTTGTATATCAAAACCTTGGTCTTCTAACTGTTGTTTAGTAGTTTGCCCAGCAATTAATTTTCTTTTTAGACCATAAAGAAGGTCTTCTTTTTCTAATGTAGATAATTGACTAGTATATTCAGGGGGCAAAGAGGAATATAAATCTTCTAATTCTTTTCCTTCCCTTCTTCCCATAATATAATCTCCATATACATTTTCTTTATAGTCTGGTCCTAATTGTGAAAGTTTATCAAATATTCCTGGTTTAAAAAATAAAAAACCTTCTGTCCCTGCGTATTTCTCACCCATCTGATCTTTAAATTGTCTTATCTTTTTTATTTCAGGGTAGTCTCTTACTTTTCTTTTTTCTGATGCTTCTAAATCAAGTCCTGGTTGTTTGCCTACAGCCCATTCTTCTGGAGAAGTAAGTAAAGGAAATTTTAAATCAATATTAAAATTTTCTTTAACTTGGTTTTGTAAATCTTTAATAAGGTCTTGCCTACCCTTTAATAAATCTTCTTCTTTACCATAAGCTACCTTATCGTAATCATTTTGTATATCTTCAAGGTCCCTGTTATTTATTGTTATTTGTTTATTTATCTTATTAAATTGTTCTTCAGATATATCTTTATTCTCAAGATCTTTTTCTAATCTTACATTTGCTGAATATTTATTCAACCATCTATTTAAAAGATCTGTGTTTTGTACATATCGTTTTGCTTCTGGATTAAGTTCATCTTTTACATTTCCTCCTGCGCCTACCAAACCAAATGTCGTTGCTCTTTTAGCTCCTTGAATATCTCCAACCATCAAATATGGAAGAGCAAACGCAAATTCTATTGGAGCATCTATCCATCCAAAAAAAGCTCCTCCTGCTTGTAACAATTTTTTTCCACCTTTTATGTTTTTGAAATTTCCTTTTTTAATCTGTTCTTTATTTTTTTCTATATCCTTTGCTAAATTTGCTGCTGCTTCTTCAATTGAACAAGTAGCACCTTCAACAATTCCAGCTTCTCCGTAACCAATTCTTCCTCCTTCGGCTTTACCTTTATTACAATTTAACATCAATAGTTTATGTAAAGGACTGCCAGGAGTTAATCTTTTTTCAATTTGTTTTAAGTTAGGAGCTTTTCCTTTTTCTTGATATTGTGTTTTTAATAATTCTTTTAAAAAATCTGTTTCTTTACCTACAGGATCTGCTGCACTAGAAAATTTTAATTT